ATCCTTTAAATTATTTGGATTACTAACTCTTGGAGCTGAGTTCGCTGAATGTGGTCCTACTTGTCCGGTCGCCTGTAATGCTCGATAGATACCAACATTAGTTGGTGCTTTGTCTTCTTTAAGATATCCGTAAAAAGTCAGCATTTATTTCCTAAAATTAAATAGAGTTTACTGATATATTTATAATACTAAGTCACCCAACCATCGGTTCTGGTGGTTCTGGTGGTCTATTTTGTTCTACAGCACTCATAAACGCATCCTTGTGAAGTGCATGCCAACCTTCGCAAGTTTCTTCTCCAACCACATCAGCAAAGAAATTGCCGTACTGGTCTTCCATCACGTAAACCGCGTCTTCATCATAATGTATGCTTTTGTCCGTAATAAATAGGACATGGATCATCAACCCCATTTCAGGGAAAATGTAGTACTCATCAGGCAGAAAAGCCTTGAGTGTGGAGATAGGAGTTCCTTTGTTTTTTTCTTTCCTATATTCTTCCAGATTTATAACTTTATCATCATTCAAACTTAAACTCCCCAAAATCTTTCTTATTCTTTTTTGTAGATGCATCGAACACAGGAGTATCATCTTCCTTTTTTTCTACTTTGCCTGTATCTACCAAATCAGATTGAGATTCATCACCTAAGTCAATAAGTTTCATTTTTGCTCTGTCTATTCCAACCAAAAATTTCTTATTGACAGTTGGATCACCATAACGATTCTTTAATTGTTTAACCAATATTTGATTAACTTCTTCCAACTTATCATTACTAATAATTGCAAACATGAAGTCAGCAGTTGCCGGAAGTCCAAAACTTTCACTTGTATCTTCTAGGCCTACATCAGTATTTTGAAATCCCTGTCTATTTGTCTGTGTTGCTGACATAATAGGAACATCAAATTCCACTGCCAATCCTCTAAGTTCTTCTGCAATAGATTTTACATAACTATATGAATTTACATACTGGCCAGGTTTAATTCTAGCTGAAGAACATATATTGATATAATCAACAAAAATTATGTTCGGTTTAAAATTTCTCTTGAGATTTAATTCATTCAATAATGCTCTAAAATGGTTCGTACTTGCTGCCGCCGTAGGATATTCCTTAATAATCAATCTTCCAGAAAATTTACTTCGTAGGTCTTCCATTTTTTTATCATACATTGATTTTGGTAAACTCACAAGATCATCTAACCGCACATTCAATAAATTCGCATCAATTCTTTCTGCAATGCGTTCCTCTGCCATTTCCAAAGTAATATACAAAACATTATAACCCTGTGATAAACAATTAGCTGCAAAGTGACACATAAACAATGACTTACCAACACCAGTTCCAGCCATTGCAATATTCAACGTTTTAGAAGATAGACCACCTCCTGTTATTTTGTTGAAGTATTCAAGATCAAAAGGAATTTTCTTTTCAGTTCTATGATAAAAAAGATAACGATCATCAGAGTCCAAAAGGTAATCATGGCCCACATGAGGATCAAAAGAAACAGACAAAGCATCGGTAAGCAACTCAGGAATAGCACCCTTGTCATCTTTAGATTTTTCGGGTTCATCCAATATTTTAATTGAACTGACAACGGCATTGTAGATTGCTTTGTCTTGACAGAATTTTTCTGTTGTTTCCAATAACCATGTAATATCCGATTGCTCATTTTTTTGTCCCTCCAAATAGTCTAAAAGTCCTGTTACGTTTTCAAATTCTTCATCTTTCAATGGAGTATTATCTAACTCAATAACTAATGCTTCTTTGGTAGGTAAATTATTGTATTTATTAATAAAAGATTCCACTTGAGTATACAGCAGTTTATCTGCATGTTCCATAAAATAATCTTTTTTTAGGAACGGTAATACTTTCCGTGAATATTCTTCGTTATGTATTAGATTTTTCAGTATCAGTGCTTCTACTCTTTGCTGCATGTTTGTCCATTTGTTTTTGTAAGATTTCTATTACCCATTTTCCCAATTTGTTTTCAAATTCTTTACCTTCCTTATCTGTAATTTTATGTTTTATAGCATGTGGAGGCACTTCAATTTCATATTCATATTGACAAGCTATATCATCGCCCGTTAATTCTTGTTCTACTAATTTGAATGTTGTATATCTAACTATGGCACCATCGAATTTTGAACCATCTTGAACAATAAGACACAATGATTTATCTTCTGGATCATTTGGATTTGTACATTCTTGATATGGTTTTCCTGATGGTTCAAAAAATGTATAACTCATTCTGCCTCAACATTTTCTTCATCAAATCCACCATAGAGAAAAACTTTCTTGGCGTGATCATTTAACTTATCAAGCAGTTCCGTAGTAAAATATTTTTCGGGCTCACTTAGAATTGCCTTTCCAAAGACTTTAGAACCATCGGGCATCTCATATCTTGTAGATACTTTGGTAAAGATTCCGGCGTCTTCTGCCAATTCTATGAGCCCGTAATATCTATTCAACCCCTGATCATATCGTAAAAGGACATCTACTGTTTTATTTTCTTTAGTTAGTCGTGATTTATAATTTTTGCAATGTATTATATTTCCTATAACCTCAGTTCCTTCTTTTTCTTTTCTCCTAGAAAGAAACACAATGGTTGATGCTGCATACTGTATTCCACTACCACCCCCCATTACATTTTGTGGAAACATTGTGCCAACTTGTTTGTATGTATGATTGGTTACGAGTAGTGGAATTCCGGCTTTGCCCAGTTTCAATGTCAAGACTCTAAATGCTCCCTTGACTAACTGTGCCCGTGTCATGTCTTTGGTTTCTTTACCCTCTGAAATATCAGTTACTTCTTTGGTAGTGGATAGCATACCAAGAGAATCTAAACACATCATCAATGGACGGTCTTCTTGACCTTCCATGTGTTTTTCTACTACTTTGAGTGCTTGATGAGTAAATTCTTGAATCGTAGAAACAGGGAGAATTATCATTCGTGAAGAATCGATTCCCCTGTTTTCGATCATTTGCTTAGTGAGAGCAGATTCAGACTCAAAATAAAGAACACCACCGCTAGGATTATCTGTAAGAAACTGTTTGACAATACCCAGGATAAAGAATGTTTTTCCAGTTGCAGTTTCTCCAGCAAATGCTGTAATTTTGTTTGTGGGTATTCCTCCATAAATATCTCCTGAAATTAATGCATTAAGAATATAACTACCAGTATCTATATAACCTGAAACATCACCAGCTTCTATTCCATCTGAAACTTTTGAACCGAATTCATTGCCTGTTGCTTTTAATAAATCATCAAAATATTCACTCATTTTTTTCCCTTTTAAAAATTTCACTTTTAATTGCTCGTATTTCTTTATTCAAATCTGAACGTTCAGAATACGTTTCAGCAACACGATCCCTATGAAAGATGTGATCATCTAATAGAGACTGTAGTTCTTCTATAAGCCAAGCTTCATATTTACGTTCTTCTATAGTCATCTTTTATTTCTAAGATATGATACCCCTTACCTATCATATCTGCAGCAAACTTATTAGCTTCTTTCTGAGTACTAAAAGTCATAATGGACATTGACTCTGGAATAATATCTACAGAATGAGTTAAATTTTTGAATATCGCAGAATTTTGTTCTTCTACTCTTCGTTGTTTGTATGTCTTTTGTGCATACTTTACCATTATACTTCCTGCCATAATACCTCCATTAAACAAAGAAATCATTAAGACTTGACCGGCGTTCAGTATCCCAGCCAATTACATCCAATACACCTTTTAGGGGCTCAACAAATGCCTTTTCAAATTGTGTATCATAATCTATATATTTTTCTAACTCAAATTCTTTTGGTAAACTATCTATTACAGAAATTACTTTATCCCCCGCTGGATTCGGATCTTTGAGATAAACAAATTTGACCTTTTCCCCTTCTTGTATAATGGGATATTTCTTTGTTAGTTTCTTGGATCTTAGCATGTGATTATAGATCAATGAACCCTTAACATGAATTGGAGTACCTTTTTTATAAATTGCGGCCGGGTCTCTATATTTTTTTAATCCATTAACTGATCTCGGAAATGCTACATTTACCATATTTAATCCAAAAAACTTTGTCTTGAAATCCTCAATATAATTAATCACATCATCTTCTGTACCTGAAATAATAATATTGAAAATTTCTCTCAATGAATCTCTACATGCTTGTGGTGTAGAACTCTTAATTGCCTCAATGCCCACAATTTTTAATCTAGGTTCTTCGTATCGAACTCCCTCAGAATCATGAACGTTCAGAATATAATGTTTCTTCGCCGTCCAAATACCGGTATCAGCAATGACTTCACGTTTCATGACCATCTTTTGTTGATAGGCATTTACATACTCGGCTAATTCATCATAACTTTTTTCAATTACTCCTTCAATTCGTTCACAGGCCTTGTCCAAGAAGTTAATAATTTTTTCATTATCTGTAATACCAACTTTAGAAACAAGACTATCAAGACAAACATATAAAGAATCAGTATCCATAGCAACAATATAGTCTTTATTCCCCGTAGATAATGTAGTGTTTAAGTAGTTATTCACCGCATTTTCTGCCCATTGAACTGCCAATTGACCGGCCACAGAAACCGCTTCAGCATTTCGTTCATCATAATAACGAAACCATTGATTACCAAGTGCACCATAAGCAGAATTGAGTGCAATCTTTAGATTCTGTTGATAATTGTAATATTGTGATAATTTATTCGGATCTGCATTTCTTCCCTTTTTCTGTTCTGCCAACAACAACTTCTTATACTTAACTCTATCATTATACATACTTTCCATCAACTTTGGAAGAAATCCCTGCTTATCTCTTCGATAAACTGATCCATTCGGAGTAACTGTGACATTCTTTTCTTTCCAAATAGTAGTATCAAATTCTTTGTTCAATAATCCTTTTACACCAATATCATCTTTCCAAGTCCCAATAATAGTTTCCGGTGAAATATTATATTGCATAATCAAATGAGGATATAGACTGTTCAAGTCAAAACTAACTATCCAATTATGTCTACCTTTTTGTGGTGTTTTCACATAAGCACCTTCATAGGGATCACCTTTACGTTCTTTTCTTTTTTGAGGAATTACAACTTTTTCTCTCAAAAGATGATTGTAAATAATACAATCCCACATTCTTGTTTGTGCAAATACATCTGTATAATTACACTTTGACAAATATGCTAGAGAAATAATCATCTCTAAAAGCTTCATCTTCTTTTCAAGTCGATCTACCAGCAACACATCTTGAATATTGTATTCAATGAACTTTTGATAATCCGTCCTGTACAATTCATGAAGTGTTGCTACTTCAGAATAATCTAATTTGTTTTCTTCTAA